CAAACAAGCTGGAACCTGCGCCGAGAACGCCCGCACCCAAGATGGCAGTTTCGATACCCATATCAGTTGCCTTTCACCAGCGCGCCGTCATCGCGGGCCTTAAACCCAAGGCGGTCGAAGATACCATACATATACTCATGCCCTGGCATGATCCGCGTGTGGGCGTTCTCATGCGCGAACAATTCCGCCAGTACCCCTCGCGTCGCCCACCGCCGCCGCCATTCGGGCAAGACCGACACATGAACTTCGCCGTCTTTGAAGTACGCCGCACCAATACAAGTATCGTTACGGACTATAGCCTTAACATCCCACGTTTGCAAAACGTCCGTGTAATCCGCGTACAAAATCGGGGTCGACCAGTCTGTAGCCTGAAAGCCGACTTTCAGCGCCGTGTCTCGGTCATCTACCAATCGCGTCGCCATCACACCCCTACGACAGTTGCTTGATGAAGGACGGCAGCACCTCGGCCTGCGCCCGCACCATCTCGTTCCGGAAGCTCTCGGTCGCCGCAGCGCCCTGCCGCGCCTCCTTGGCAACCTCGATCTGCAACATGGGCATGGCCGAGATAGCGCACATCCACTCGTCAATCTCCGCGCCGGTCTGCGGGTGCGTCCCTCGCAACTGTGTGAACCAAGCGCACTGGAGCTGGACGCACTCCTTCTTGATCAGCGGGCAAAATGATCCGTTCTTGAGCTGCATCGTCAGTCCTTGGTCGCGATGATGACATCGACGTACTGGACGGCAAAGTCCATCGCCGTGCCGCTACCGGCGTTGTTAATGGTGATGCCCGTGGTTGAGGTGCTGGTTGTGTTGGTGCTGCCGCCGCCACCGTTTGCCACAGCGCCAGATGGGGTACTTGCGTTAGCCAGATATGTATGGTTGTGGCCGGGGTCGTTAATAGTGTGCGTGTGGCTTGGCATGTTAGCCAGAGAGATGGTCCGCGACGTGAACACGCTTGTGAACGCTGTTGTACCGCCGCTGCCCGCCGTGCCGGACACCACGCGCAGCGCCTTATTGTCGTGCGTTGTAGACTTGGTCCAGCCGGTGGGCGCGGCGGTCTGCACAAAGATCATCGCCGTGCCGCTGGGCAGATAAGCCCACGCACCGGTAAAGACGCCAGGGCTGGCAATTTCCAACGCGGACACAGGCGTAGCCGTGCCAATGCCGACCTGACCAGAGTTGTCAACGATAAACGGCGTTGCGTCAGGATCAGCGGAATCCTGCACCCTAAGAACGGGGCCGGTGCCTGTCTGGGTGATCTTGAGCGCCGGAGACGACGTGTTGGAGTCGATGGTGACGTTACCAGACAGCACGGGCGATACCGCAGCCGTGGGGGCCGAGATGTTGTCTACCGTCCAGATCAGCGCGCCGTCAGCATCCTTCAGCACAAACTTGTAGATTGCGCCGCCCAGCCAGACGTTTGCCTCACCGCGCGAATCCAAAATGATCGGGTTGGTGTTGGCGGTCGTTGCGGTCGAGTCCGTGTAGGTCGCCTGCAACGTGGTCGTACCGGCGATATAGGTGTAGAGCTGTCCGCCAACGAGCGGCTCGCCCGCTGCGTCAACGAAAGCTGTCTTGGGGGATGGGGTAAGAACAGCCATTATTCACCTATATTTGCAGCTACGGTCAAGATAACCGATGGGATGGCCGGTACAGGCGCAGACGCCGCTATGCGGGCTATTTGAACATTTGTGTTAGAAGTAGACCACATCAGTCGGAAATAGTCACCTGCGCTCATGCGGATGACGAAGTTCCACGCCGCGACGTAGGCGTTGCTGGAACCAGACAAGGTCAACTTGGTGGCGCTCTCGGGCACGGACGTTCCGTTCACGTCCGCCCAGATGTACACGTCCTTAGACGCGGCGTTGGTGCTGACCAGTTGCAGCGAGAACTGGATGTTGTACGAGCCCGTGCGGTTCACATACACCCGCGACGTTGGCGTTCCGATGCTGACGCCTTGGGTCAAGCTGGTACTGTCAAGCGTGATGGCGTAGGCCGTATTGATGACGGCGGCGCTCTGCGTGGTGGTGTCGTAGAACGCGCCGCTGCGGAGCGACCCGCTGCCAAGGATGGCGTAAAGGTTATAGAAGTACCGATACCATCCCCGCGTGACGTAGTTTGTCATCGTGTCCCAAATGGCGACGCGGGGAGCCGGTATCTGCGTGATGTTATCAAGCATTGGTAGGGCTCACGATCAGTTCCGCGCCCATGATGGCAATCTTGACCGGATCGGTTCCCGACACCTCGTACACGCGGTCGCGAAGCTTCAGGGTCATGCCAAGCCTGCGCCACAAGACGCGGCGTCCGGTTTGGCCTATCTTGCCCATGGACCGCCAGTGCTCGTTGGACCACGTATGCCCGCCATCGTCGGACCAGCGCAGCATGACCTGCGGGTCAGACCCCTGCACGATGATCTCTTGTGTGGTCTCTTCCGTTTCACCGCTAATTGCGCCAGCGGACGCGGCGTCAGATGAAATGCTGCTGAGATAGGTTGTGGTGGCAGGCTCCGCGCCGTCCAGGCCTACGCCCGTCTCGCAATCAAGTTGCAAGCTGTGTTGCGTCGTGCGGCGCAGGTTGTTGGTTCCAGTAGGCAGCGCCCGCCACGAACGCAGCCATTTCTGAACCGCGCCTGCCTCGGTGTAGATGTTGAGATCGTAAGAGTAGATGTCGCCGGTCAGGTAGTCGCCGATGACGATCTGGCCGTTGAACGCCATCTGGCAATTGCCGCGATGCCGAGTGTACTGGTTGTTCAACCAACCGGCGCGCTGGTGCCACGCTTGGGTGGCCACATCGTAAACCCAAGTGATGTCGGCGCTAGGGAAGTTTAGCACGTAAAACGAATGGCCGTCCTGCTGGTAGGTGTAGGCCACGGCGTCCGTGATGTCGGCGTACTGCTGGATCTGCCATTCAACGGAATGCGTCGAGATACGAACACCAGCGTAGCCGTTGGAACGGTAGACCATACCGCGACCGCGAGCGTCTGAACTGAGCCAGAACACGCCGTTGTCGAGCTTGGCGACGGAGAACGGCGCAGCGCAACCGATTTCGATAAACGCGCCTTGGATGCGCGCAAGAGGGAAGTCAGGCAAACCCGCGTTGTACCAGACCTCAACAGTTGATTGCCCAAACAGCCAGACCTCGCGGTGGTTTACGATCAGGGACACCAGATTGTCAGGTGAGCCTTCGGCGCTGGCAAAGTCCAGCGGGTCAACGGACGTACCGTCGTACAGCGACGTGACCCAGAACTTTTGGCTGTTTGGCTGATTGTAAACGAAGTACCCGTCGATGAACCCGACCGTCACCGCGCCCGCAAAGTCAACATCCGTGATCTGCGCGAACACGTCCGTACCGGCGTTGTAGATGTAACCGGTAGCGCCCGCCGCAATAAACATCTGGGTGCCGTTGTCCACCATAGACACTTGGCCGGTGCCCGTGACGGTGCCCTTGGCGACAGCGTTGAAACTGCTGTCAAGCTTGTACAGCGTAGTGCCCGACACGGCGTAACCGTAACTGCCGAATGTCCAGAGCCCGCGCACCGGGCCAGCGCCCAACGATGTCAGATAATTCAAACCTGGCGCGCGCTGAAGAAACGCGGCTTCTTTGCCGCCCTCAGGTACGACCTCAGGAAACATGTTGATCATCTGGTTGTCCGCAGCGTTGACGCTGCGGGCTACATATGCGGAGCCAAGGATCGGGGTTTTCATCAGAAGTTTCCGGCGAAGATGTTGAACCGCTGGCGAGTGCTGACGATGGCGTAGGGGATCGACATGATGTCGTCGGGGTTGTTGATGCGCTTCAGATTGCGTTTGGAATACATTGCAATCCGGCTGACCGTCGCTGAAGGTTCCACGCCAAACTCAGGGGCCAATTCGCAAGCCAGATTGTACCGGAACGCCCGCAGATAGCCCGGCGGGAAGTACAACGGCGTTGCGATGGTGGCAGGCTGGGTTAGTTGTGCCGCCGATATAAAATGCCATTCCAGCACCTTGGTAGGCACCGGGTAGATGTGCATGTCGATGTTGGGGTAGTTAGTGTTGATCCACATTACCTGTGGAAAAGTACTAGTCACGGTTTTAACCGCGATGCCGTCGTACTGCTGCTGGTTGATCAGCTTGATGCCATAGGAAATGCCGCTTGATGTATCGACGAAATAGGTTGCGTCGTCCATGAGAACGGGACGGTCGCCGACAAAGTCGCCAGAAGGCCCAAGCGTTTGGCTGATGAACCCAGGCAGCCAATTGAAGATCTGTTCTTGCGTCGTGAACGTCGCGAGCTTTTCCGTGCCCCAAGAGTCGATCATCTGATTAAGCGCAAACAGCGCGTCTTGCGATGTAGCCGCAGACGGCGTTTCACCTTCGGCCAAGACACCCAGAAGGCGAAGGGCTCCGTTAATTTGTTCCCCGGCTGTCGTCATAGCTGGCTATTCCCTCATTCAGCGGCCTGCGACCGCGTCGCCGGGGTGCAAGTTCATTTACCGGCTCTGACGTGTCAGAGGGCGGGGCTTCGCCGGGAGTATAGCGTTTCCAACCGCTCTCTTCATCATAAATCGCTTCAGCTTCCATAACGGCGACTTTGGTGCCGTGAACCGGGTGGCGCATGTAGATCATAAAAATACCTGTGGAAAACGCCCCGCCCGTAGACGGGGCGTTGGTTGATTAGGCGATGCGGTACAGCGTCCACGAAAGATCGCCCACTTTACGCGCAAGAAAGCGAGCTGAAGTAGCCGCAGACACGGCGGCAGCACCAACAATGGTCCAACCAGT